TAGGGGTATTCACTCTCTAGAGAAAGAACAATCATGGCAACTAACAATAGCGGAAACCTTGTCGATGACAAGGGAAACGTAGTCGTTGATTTCGTTTGGGGCAACCTTCCGCTCCAGCCGAACGATGACCGCGTAGAACCAAACCTTCTTAACCCCACCCTCGACAACCACATTATTGCTTTGTCAAACTGGGGCGGCTACCCGCTCTTCACCGCAAACAACGCTGGCTCGGATGTCGTTGGACCCACCGACTACATAACTGTCACTAACGTTCTTGGTAAGACGACTGCTCTTGCTATTGACGCCCTTGAGGACGACGGATTCTACGTTGCTGCAACTGGTGTAAACACCATTACCACGGCAACTGCTGCAACCAACACCGCTACTCAGCCCACAGGAGTCAACGTTACGACGACAACTGCCGCAACCATCACTATTGCTGGTGGCACGGGTACGTGGGCAGTTGGCACCAAGGTCACCATCACCGCAGGTACGGGAATTCCCACCGCAGTTGTTGGTACTTGGACTGTTACAGGCGGTAACGGAAGCACGCTCATCATTGCTGGTAGCGGATGGACCGTTGCAAACTCGGGTGCAATTACGCCCGGTACCGTTCTTAAAGGTACGACCGGAACTATCAAAGCTCAGAGCATTGCTGCTGGCGCAGCCAGCATCGCTCCGGGTACGGCTATCACCATCACTCCTTGGGCTTAAGTCTTAGGTAACTGATGGCTAACGCAGGTTTGCCCCTAGGGGGTCAATTCCCATCTCGTGGTGAGATAGGGGCAAACCTGCAACCCTACGTGGATAACCCACGTGCAATTGGAGCTAACCGAGGGTACGGGAAGTACGACCGACTCTCGTCAATTTGGGCTAACGAATCTGCTCAGTACATGGACCAAGGCTACATTGAGTCTCAAGAAAACACGTTGACTGCCGAAAACCTTGCAGAAGACCAACGAAACTTTGAGTCTCAAATTGTGAAGTTGACAGATATCCCTACATCGTCAACTAACTACACCCGACCTCGAACTGTTGCTGCGGGGTACGACCCCCAAAGTAAAACAATGACCGTAGTATTCCGTGATGGAACGTTCTATAACTACTACGACGTAACTCCGGGTGAGTGGGAAAACTTTTCTGCGTCTTATTCTAAAGGACGCCCTTGGCTTAACCGCAAAAACAGTAATCAGGGTGCTGATGGTCTGTTCATTGGTAAGCCACGTGGTCAGGCTAACATCGAAGACATTGACCCGATTGTGCGTGAGCAACTTTACCGCGTTGCCCGTTCTCAGCAACTTTACAAGAAACCACGCCCAAATCGTGGTTATAGTTACAAGTCCCCGTACGATGTAGAGGCTCAAAAGCGTACGGCTAAATCTGGTGGGCAAATTCCAACTAGACGACGCACAGGCTACGTTTCCCGACCAAGGAAAGCATCTTAATAAATGCCAAAGGTACACAATATCGGCTCAACTCGGTTCATTCAGTTCCTTAACTTCCCCGCCCAATGGGGGTGGAAAGTTGTTGTTAAAGGTTGGACTCAAGAAATTGAGGAACCATTCCGAACAGCCGAACCTTATATCCTGAGACTTCCTTTGAGGAAAGCGATAGTATTTGGTCGTTGGACTGGAACACTTACGGAAGACGAAGCGCTCAACAAAGCGGTTCAAAGACGGGACCTTACTTACGATGATTTTCAAGAAGAAAACGGATGGACACCAGCCCCAGACCAAGTTGCAGAAGAGAGTAGCGAGTATCTCTACTCCTGAACTGGTGATGTGGGCGGAAAACGCCCTATTTGTTATCGGCAAAGAAGTTACTGGTTGGATGCGCACTCATGACCAAGCTCTGTTGGATGAGGCGGACCTTGGTGCCGAAGCTCTCTACGCAATAACCCAAGAACTAAAACGACGGGCAAGTAATGGATTCTGAGTTCGAAGATAAATTTGAGGAGATTAATCCCGAGTTTTATCGAGAAGAAAACGACGTCCCTGAGTTTGAAGAGGAAATTGAAGAGGACGTACTTTCCACAGAATTTGTCAACAAGCTTATTGACAAAATCATGAAGTTTATGGTAGTGCTCGTGGGGCATGACTTGCACGTTTACCAAAAACCACTTTCTCGAAGAATCATTGAGTCCATCCTTATTAACGACGGTGAAGAAGTTACTGCACTGGCTTCTCGTCAGTCTGGTAAAACCGAGACGGTGTCAGATACTCTTGCCACTCTGATGGTTATTCTTCCGTTACTTTCTAAGCTCTACCCGGACTTATTGGGTAAGTTTAAAGACGGACTCTGGGTCGGCATGTTTGCTCCTACCGAGTCTCAGGCAGAAACCCTGTTTAGCCGTACCGTTACCCGACTCACCTCGGAACGCGCTATCGAGATTCTTGGCGACCCCGAGATTGACGACACCGCTAAACGTGTAGGCGGCGTTACCCGAATGATTCGACTTACCCGTTCTGGCTCAACCATCACAATGATGACGGCTAACCCTAAAGCAAAGATTGAGTCTAAGTCGTTCCACGTCATCGTCATCGATGAGTGCCAAGAAGCAGACGACTTTACGGTCGCCAAGTCAATCTCTCCAATGCTTGCGTACTATGCCGGAACCATGATTAAAACCGGTACGCCTACCACTTCTAAGAACAACTTCTACCGCTCTATCCAGCTTAACAAGCGTCGAGCAACAGGTCGAGGTGCTCGTCAAAATCACTTCCAATGGGACTGGCGAGACGTAGCCAAAGTCAACGCAAACTATGACAAGTTCATTAAGAAAGAGATGCTTCGTATTGGCGAAGACTCAGATGAATTTCAAATGTCGTACAATTGCCTTGTTCCAAGTACCAAGGTGCTTACCTCCGATTTAAGGTACGTAGAAATTGGCAAGGTTAAAGTAGGGGATACGCTAGTCGGGTTTGATGAAGAAGCTTCTTCAAAAGGTTCTCACCGCAAGTTACGCAAAACTGTGGTGACCAAATCTACCCGTATTACTCGACCAACATACCGAATTACCCTAACTGACGGAACTTCTATAGAAGCCTCAGACGGGCATCTTTGGCTGGTGTCTACTGCCGGTAGGCGTACGGTATGGAAGCGGACTGATGAGCTGTCCATAACAGACAGAATTTTCAAGGTGTTTGATACTTGGGAATCTGTAGAGGATTACCGCACGGGATATCTGGCGGCAGCATTTGACGGTGAAGGGCATTTTTCCCGGAACTGTATGTTGGCGTTCTCGCAACGAGATAACGTCATGCTTAAAAAGGTTTGCCAATATCTTGACGAACTTGGGTTTAAACACTGGGAGAGAAAAGAAACCGGAACTAACAACGACGTTACTGTCGTTAATGTAGCTGGTGGTAGGGCAAACATAGCCAAGTTCCTTGGTTCGATTCGACCCCAGAGACTTCTAGACAAAGTAGATGTAGATAAGTTAGGTTCTATTGGACGACATGACCACAAGGGTCAGGACTTCCTTCACCCCGGCATTATCGACGTAGAGTTCGTTGGAGAGCAAGAAGTGGTTGCTCTTGAAACAACGACCCAGACGTTTATTGCTGAGGGTCTAGCATCGCACAACTGCAAGTGGTTGCTCGAACGCGGTATGTTCGTCACACAGGGCATCATGGATGAGCTTGGCGACACCTCCCAAGAGCTTGTTAAGATGTGGCACAAAACACCTGTCGTTGTGGGAGTAGACCCCGCCCGTAAACTTGACTCCACTGTTGTAACTGTGGTGTGGGTGGATTGGGACCGACCAGATGAGTTTGGCTACTTTGACCACCGCGTACTGAATTGGCTTGAGATTCAGGGCGATGACTGGGAAGAACAGTATTTTCAGATTGTTAACTTCCTCAGTAACTACGATGTGCTTGCAATCGGCGTAGATGCCAACGGTGTTGGTGACGCAGTTGCCCAACGACTTAAGATTCTGATGCCTCGGGCGGAGGTTATTCCCCTCACATCTAGCCAGTCCGAGCAGTCTAAGAGGTACAAGCATCTTCAGGCTCTTATCCAACGCCGTATGCTGTCGTTCCCTGCCCACGCTAAAACCCGCCGACTTCGTGTCTGGAAACGCTTTACTCAGCAGATGGTGGATGCAGAAATCCAATACAAGGGTGCGAACTTCCTCGTTGAAGCCCCCGATGAGGCGTACGCCCACGATGACTTTGTAGACTCCTTATCTATTGCGTGCTCTATGACTGTGGATTTGGTCATGCCCGAAGTTCAAGCAACCAGTTCGCCATTCTTCAATTAATTTGAGTTTGGTAAGTTTTGTTGTTGAAAATCAATCAAACTTGTAATTGAAATGCGCATTTCAAACAATTAAGGAGTTACATCATGGGTATTGGACCCGCACCTATGTTCCCTGAGCGTTCGCCTCAGGTTTACGAGCGCAAGGGCGCTGGTAACATGGAACGCCGTGGACCGCTTCGTTTCGAAGAGGGCATTGCTACAGACACCGACGTCCCCACCGATTTCCAGAAGGGCATCATGCAGGGCTTTGCCGCTGCACCGGGTCGCCCGAACCGCAACGCTCCCGTGTGGCAGAAGCCCGCTGCGGAGACGTTGAGCGAGCGTGCTCACGTTGGTTCGGCTTCGTGGATTGAAGCTCCGACGTTCCTCGGTGAGTTCGCTCACGGTTCGTTCACCAACTACGCAGAGCAGACCTTTGAGACGGTTGCCCGCTCGGGTGGTCGTACCATGCGGATGAACCCGACTGTCGTAAACGACTAGTTTGACCTGCGGGGGTCTGCTTAGCTGAGTAAGTTGGCTAAGTAGACCCCCTATTGTATGAGGAGACGCTATGCCGCACCAAGTACCGCTTAATCAGCGCCTTTGGCAGATGGTTATCACGCAAGCCAAGACGCGTTTTGCCACGTACCCCTCACCGGCTGCCAGTCACTGGGTGCACTCTGAGTACCAGAAAAAGGGTGGACAGTTTAAAGAGGTTAGCGACGAGACCCGTCGCCAAGAAGTGTTGGCTCGACAGTTCCTCAAAAAGCGGCATGAGCGACTTGTCGCTAAAGCCAAAGAAAAATCGGAACACAAATCGGACAAAAAGAAAGATAAGAAGTAATGTCATTTGCTGACTTTTCACCGCCCAGCTATCGTGCAGCGTCCTCCGACCTCACGATTAGTATCTCACCCCTTGGTCTTGTTGAGCTTGCTGATGAAGAGTTCGAGGTTCACGGTCCTCGTTTAAACCGTTACTCGCTCAACTGGGCTATGTACCTCGGTCATCACTGGGGTTACCGCCGTGAGCAGGGCGAAACGCAAGTTTCGTTTAACTACTACCGCGCGTTTATTGACTATCTTGCTCGCTTCACTTTTGGTAAGGGCGTTCACTTCCGTTCCCCCAAAGCCACCGAAGCAATTGTCCCCGACCGTCTTGAGCGCGTGTGGGAAGTTGACAACGACAAGATGCGTGTCCTCTTTGAGATGGCACAGCTTGGGTCTATTACCGGTGACTGCTTTGTAAAGATTGCGTATGAAGAGCCGTGGACTGACTCGATTGGTCGATTCCATCCCGGAAGAGTACGCATTCTTCCCCTGAACAGCGCTTTTGCTTTCCCCGAGTTTCACCCGCATGACCGTACCCGCCTTCTGCGTTTCAAGCAGAAGTACCGATTCTGGGGTACCAGCCTTGAGGGTACTCGTCAGGTCTTTACTTACACAGAGATTCTTACTGACGACATTATCGAGGAGTACATCAATGATGAACTTATTGACTCGCGTCCTAACCCTCTGGGACAGATTCCTGTTGTACATATTCCTAATGTTCCAGTATCTGGTTCGCCGTGGGGACTCTCCGACGCGCACGACATCATTACCCTTAACCGTTCGTACAACGAAATCGCAACGGACGTCGCAGACATCATCAACTACCACGCTGCCCCCGTCACCGTAATCGTTGGTGCAAAGGCTTCTAACCTTGAAAAGGGTGCCAAGAAGGTGTGGGGTGGTCTGCCCAAGGACGCAAACGTCTTTAACCTTGAGGGCGGTGGAGCTGGACTTCAGGGTGCCATGGAATACATGGGAACTCTTAAGACCGCAATGCACGAGATGATGAACATCCCCGAGACCGCTCTTGGTCAGGTTCAGCCTATCTCTAACACCTCGGGTGTTGCTCTATCGATTCAGTATCAGCCCTTGATGAACCGCTGGGCGCAAAAGACTGCACAGTACGGCATTGGTCTAGAGCGCATTAATGAGCTTGTTCTTCTTAACCTTGCTATCAAGGAACCAGAAACCTTTGTTTACAACCCTGATTCAGACGGTCCTATTAAAGAAGGTCAACTTTCTCAGCTTGACCCCGAAGACCCGCTGACGTATCAAACATATGCCCAGTTCCCACAGCCTCTGCCTCTTGACAAATTGGTTCTCCTTAACGAGCTTCAGCAGAAGATGGGTATGGGTCTGGAGTCCAAGGAAGGTGCGCTCCGCGCTCTTGGCGAAGAGTTCCCAGAAGAGAAGCTCGAAGAGATTCGTATGGAACTCATTGCAGATGCTGAGTCTGACGGTGCCCTTAACCTTGTTAAGGCTCAAATCCAGAAGCAACTAATGGACATCACCGGAATGATGATTGGTCCTGATGGAAGCGCTACCCCAATGGACCCAATGCAGTTGGGTGACGGAGACGTTGTTGGTGACGGCATTCTTGGACCGCCCACGGATGAGGCTATAAAGAACCCGAACTCTAATTCTCAAGGAATAGAGATGCAGGGAGAAGCGGAAATCCGTAACAAACTTGTAACTGATGCGTACGGGACTAAGCTCCCGCAGCGCAGAACAGTTAGCAAAGACACCTAAATAAAATGATGTCATCATTAATTTAGGCTGACAAATCAATCTTTCACGGATTGACTTGTTACCAAATAACAAGGTCATGTGCTACTAATTCGGAAAACGACCAAGAGAACTAGAGGAGATTCCACATTGGAAACTGAAAACTCGGTTGCAGAAGCAGCCATTGAAACATCGCTTGATAGTCCTGAAAACTTTGCTACGGAGGAATCACCTGTGGGTCAGTACACCGCAGACGACATCGCCAAGGCGCGTGCTCAGGAAAAAGAAAAGCTTTATCCTGTCATGGACAAGATGAAGGAAGAACTCGCTGCCTTGAAGAAGGAACGCGAGGAGCGAGAAGCCCTTGAAGCCGACCGCCGTGCAAAGCGTGCGGAACGTGAGGCTGAGGCAAAGAAGAAGCAGCAGGAAGAAGCAGAAGCTGAGCTTGGCTTCAAAGAGCTGTTGAAGAAGAAGGAAGAAGAACTCGAAGCAAAGCTAGCTGAAGAGCGAGCCGAGCGTGAGCGTGCTTTTGCACTTCTCGATAAAGAGCGTGAGTTCACGGAGTTGACAACATACCGTCAGCAACGTCTGGAACAAGAGCGCGACAGCATTATCCCTGAACTCATTGACCTGATTCAGGGAAACAACCGAGATGAGATTGAGCAGAGCATCTTGGGGCTTAAAGAAAAGTCTGCTCGAATTTTCGATTCTGTAGCGCAAGCTTCACAGCAGACTCGGAAGGAAATGGTCGGTTCCCGTATTACGGCACCGTCTTCTGGACCCCTCGACAACGACCCGGCACAACTTACGAACTCCCCGGATGACCTCCGGAATATGTCTATGGCAGATTACGCCAAGAACCGACAGAAATTGCTCGGTGGCGCAAGCAAAAATAGTGGTCAGGGGCTTTTTGGGTAACCAAAAGGTTATCTAAGGCAACCCTCTACCTCTCTTAAGGAGAAAAAATCATGGCAGCATCTGCTGTAACTGGAACCGGGCAGCTTGCTTCGGCTCCTACCGCATACTCTGGCTCCAACAGCCAGCTTTCACAGGCTATCCAGACCATCTGGTCAAAGGAAATCCTGTTTCAGGCTATGCCTATCCTCCGCTTCGAGCAGTTCGCTGTTAAGAAGACGGAGCTTGGTGTAGCACCGGGTCTTCGCGTTAACTTCCTGCGTTACAAGAACTTCGCTGTTGACCCCACACCCCTCACCGAAGGTGTTCGTATGACCACGAACGCTCTGACGGCTGAGCAGATTGCCATCACCGTTGCTGAGCACGGCTACGCAGTTGCAGTTTCCGAACTGCTCCTCAACAGCTCGTTCGACGACATCATGGCTTCGGCTTCGCGTCTCCTCGGTCGCCACATGGCTCAGTACCTTGACGTTCAGGCTCGCAACACCCTCGGTGCTGCTACCTCGGCTGTCTTCGGTTACGACCGCTCGGCGTACGACGGTGCTACCAACTTCAACCTGTATCAGGAAGGTACCGCCGCTACCGCAGTGTCGGGTTCGAACACTTCCGTTGGTTCGGGTACGAACGCTGGTAAGTACAAGCTCACCACGGGTGCCATCAAGGATGCTGCGCTTACGCTTGCGCAGAAGAACATCCCTCGCATTGGTGAGACCTACGTGCAGTTCATCCACCCGAAGCAGTCGCGTGACCTTCGCTCGAACCCTGAGTTCATCGAAGTTACGAAGTACGCTGCTCCGGGTAACTTCATGCTCGGTGAAATCGGTCGTCTCTACGACGTCGTGTTCATCGAGACCACGCAGGTGAACAAGTTCGCTAGCGGCGCGACGGTTACGAACTACACCTCGCAGGTTGGTGCTCCCGCTAACGCTGGCTCGGTTCCGGTCAAGGCTAACACCTACCCCGGTGGTGGTGGAAACCCTGAGGCTTCCGACGCTGGTTCGACGGCTGCCTACCCCACCGACACGACGACTCTGACGGCTGATGTCTACGAGTCCATCATGATTGGTGACAACGCATTTGGTCACGCCATCAGCCTCCCGGTTGAACTGCGCGACGGTGGCGTTCTCGACTTCGGTCGTGAGCACGCTCTCGCATGGTACTCCATCTGGGGTCTCGGTGTCATCACTGACCAAGCAATCGTCAAGGTCTACTCGAACTAGTACCTGACAACCTCGGGGGGAGGGCTTCGGCTCTCCCCCCATTCAAATAAAACACAAGGAGAAATGAAATCGTGGCAAATCTACCCACTAGCCCGTTGGATGCAACGGGAGCTGCTGCTGAAAAAGCAGCAAAGCAGAACGCAAAGGCGTTGAAGGAACGAGCCGATGAAATTGCGCTCAGCCGTCAGGCAGATGAAATCAGCCTTGCAAACGACGTGTTCGACCCAAAGAAGCCGGATGAACCTATCCTCATCGACGAGATTGAGAACGTCGGGGTTGATACCCGTAACGACAACGTGGTTATCCGCACCATCACTGACATCGAAGACATGACCTTTGGTGTGGGGAACACTTACAGTTTCCGACAAGGTCAGAAGTACCTTGTCCCACGAGAGTTGGCAGCTTATCTAGAGCGTCTCGGGTACGTTTGGACCCCCGGAGCCTAACTCCT